TTAATATCAGAAGCAACAGATTGCACTAGAAAGTTAATGCCACTACGAACTTCGTGAGAAGCAATACCTTTGTCCTGTGAGAACACATTTGGGAGCCTTCTTTTACGACCAAAATGACTATATAGGAACCCATTCGCTTGTGCAAACTTTTGCTGGTCGGATAGCCATCTCTTTAAATTGGGGAAAGCAGCAAAGTAATCTTTGATAACTTCATTTGCTTCCTGCACGGTGAACTCTTTACCACTATCTTTGGTAACCTGCCAACTAATCTTTGCTGGCCCAGCACCATACATAATACCGAAAGTCACAGCTTTTGCTTGTTGTCTCTTGTCGCCATAAACTTCGGCAACTTGTTCAACTTCACAAGGAAGTCGAAAAACTTGTTTTGCAATCGTACTGTGAAAGTTTCCACCAGATTGAAACACCCGCTGTAGCCCTTTATCATTTGCAAGTACAGCAGCGACATAAACCTCTGCTGTTGTTAAGTCCATTGCAACTATCTTGTGTCCAGCTTTTGCTTTGATACAACCTTTTACAGTTGGATTATCACGAGGTAACTGTTGCATATTCAGTTTACCACTAGATGATAGACGACCTGATGTTGTGCCATGTAGATTAAATCCTGTTCTTAATCTATTGTCTCTGTCTAGGTTTGGAATAATTTTATCAAGATATGTATTTTTAATTTTTACTTTTTGTCTTATCTCAAGTATATGTTTTGGTACTTCATGTTCTTCTGCAAGTTGTCCGAGAACTTCAGCATCGGTACTGTCTGCACCCGTTCCAGTTTTCTTTCCTGTTGGTTTAAGTCCAATATAATCAAATAGTAACTCACGCAGTTGAACTGTTGAGTTTGGATTAAACATACCGCCTTTTGACTTTTGATACTGTCTTACTTCTGGAAAACTCTCTAGTGCGGCAACAGCTGCATCGATATCTTCTTGCATACGCTTTTGTCCGAACTCTAATCGAGTTTTATCAAATGGAACACCATTGGACTCTACATCTTTTAGGAATCTTACTCCTTCAATAAGAATATTTTTATAAACCCAATATAGTTTTTCATTTTTCTTAATTGCTTGTTCAAACTTCTCGAACAATAGAAATGTTACTATCGCATCCATTGCAGCATAGTTCTGCATGACTTCGAATGGAACCATTGAATAATCAAAAGATTCTTTGAGTATTCCTGTTCTTCTACGATAATCTTGTATCCAGTTATCAAGTTCTGCTTCATAGTCTCCATATGGAGTATGCTTAATTGCAAGTGTTTTTAAACCATGCGTGCCTGGGTTTTCATCAAACATATAGTGCATGAGCATAGTATCTTCAAATTGGGGGAACTCGAAGTTGAAATGATATTCAAACCATTGTAAATCAAACTTCGAGTTATGGAAAACGACTCGTTTTTTGTTAAATATTTCTTGCATCAGTCTTTCTGATTCTTCATCCATGCAATCACAATCTGCATAGATTCCATGTTCAGCTTCGTATGACATAGAGAATCCTAGCATATAACCATCTCTACAATATAATGCTGATGTCTCTGAGTCAAGTGCGATAAAATCGCCTTCGTGGTCTAACGCCTGTTGCAGCCACTTATTTAGTTGTTCTGTGTCTTGTATACCATAGCATCTGTCTTTGCCTATGGATAATTGTTTAAGTTCTCCGCTTACATATCCCGTTATACTCTCAACGGCTTCCTCAAATGACTTCTTTGCTTCTGGACGAAACTTTATCATTGCAGGATTAATTAAAGCTAAAAACTTATCATCAATTATTTTTCCGTTGTACTCTGTTACGGAGGTCTTTCTCGTGAAGTTTTTGAAGGGCTCCGAACCTACAAGAATGAGCCAATCGTACGAGTCGATATCGATTTCGATATCAACATCTCTTTTTAATATTTTCTTTTTTGAACTATCACTGCATAGTGCAAACCTATCAAACTCAAAAGTAAAGTATTTATCAAAGTTTGTACTTGTTGGTATAGTTTCTATTAGTGCTACTTTAGCCATATAATTTCTCTTTTAATCTGTTAATTTCTGGTGCGGTTAAATTGCCAGGGTCTATATTATCTCGTAATTTTACTACTCTTGCAGACATTTCTAGTTTCTCTGCAAGATCTTTTGCTTTTTCTGCAGCTTGTCTACCTGCATCGTCTCCGTCAAACATAATATCAATACCTTGAACTCCCTGAAGTTTCAAGAGACTGAGCTTAACCCAGTTGACTTGTTGTGTACCAAAACAGCACACAGTATTACGAAGACCTTTATCCCAAAGATTAAGAGCATCAAAGATGCCCTCAACTAGGATTGCTCTATTCTGAATGAGTTTAGGTTTGGCAGGACAGAAAGGCATTTCAACCCCGCTGGGGTAGATATAATACTTATTTGTGCCTATGTCATTTATACTTCTGCCGATAAGTGCAACTGTTTTTCCTGTGATGTCACGAATAGGGAAGATGATGCGGTTTTCAAACTTGGGAACACCCCAAGTAAATGCGTCCCATACCTGTAAGGTTTCTTCAGATATGTTGCGAAAACCGCCACCTTTCCATGCTAGTCTATCTTTTGGGAGTGATATACCAACTGTTTCTGATCTTGTCTTTTGTATCTTTTCTTTGATACGGTGCGCTCTAACTTCTAATGGAGAAGCTGGTGCACCAAAAAATGTAAATAGGTTTCCTTTGAAACCACAGGAAAAACAGTGAAATATTCCTGTAACTCTGTCAACGCGCAGAGAAGGATTACTGTCGTCATGCTCAGGATTTAGACAATGAATCTTCGCATCTTTTCCCGAGATGTGATATTGAATGTGTTTATCTTGTAAAAGTTCTTCTGCCGTCATTATTGTATATATTATAACCGATTTTAAGTTCCTTGTCAAGAACTATTTTAGGATATTCTTCTTGTGCTTCCATGGTAATTCGTCACCGAGCTTCTCATACTCTCTAAACTTTGGGTCATCTTCATAGTACATAGATTTCCATGCAAGCTCTGCCATTTGAAACCAAACTGCAACTGCTTTGTCTCTAAACTCTTTATCACCCCACAAATAATAAAGTAGCCACCACTCTTTATCGAATCTGCACACTCTTACTTCTTGTGTATATAATTCAGGTAAATCAACAAGACATCTTAGTCTTTGACTTCCTGCAATCGGGTACCAGTTTGGCATACAGAGAAGAGGAGAACGAACTCCTTCTTTTCTAAGTGCTTCTTTTAATGGTTCGTTTATTGGTACATTTTTAATATTTTCCTGTACCTTTTGTTGTTCTAATAACCATCCTACTGTTCTTACATACCAAGTATGCGGTGGTAGTGGTATTAGTTCTGCTGTTTCTCTACTTACTCTATCATCCGCCATTTTCGTAAATGTCCTCTAATACTTCTTCATAAGTAGACCTAAACTCCTCTACAGTAGGAGTTGGTAATTTTATTTTGCTATCCGCATTGTGTTTTATTATTTCTGCACAATGTAATATCCATGCTTCTTGTAGTTGTTTTTCTGTGTATAGTATCATAATTTTGTGTAATAATGTTTATCCCAAGTTTTCTTTGGGTCAAAATAATACTGGTAAAATAGTTGATAAATACCTTTTACATCATGTACTTGATACTTGTCATCTTTAGTTGCTTTTCCGATATCCCACCAATATCTATCTTCTGTATATAAACTAAATCCTTTTTGTTTTGATAATTTTTTCCAATCGTCTAACCAATGTGGGTTTTGTCTATGTATTCTTCCTACATATCTTTCATTCCATATTGCAAACTCATATAAATGATCGCACTTTACTGTTTTAAAACCATGTCTACGATCAAGTTTCATTCGTATTTCTTTATTTCCAAACTTATCATCATATGGTAAAACTGGGTCAATTCTATCAAACTTATCTTTTAATTTGTTTGAATCATTGCAATTCATAGCTATTACCATAGCCTCTAGTTTAAACTCAGGAAATAAGTCATATAATAATATTCTATTTCTGCCAGGATGTAAACTGAATCTTTCTCCGTCTGTCCAGATGGTTACAGGATTTACAAATCCTTTTTCCATTACATCACGCACAAAACAATATAATCTAAGAAATATTCTTTTTTGTTGCCCCATTAACCATGCCTTTAAATAAACTGGTTGATACTCTGCTCCATGAGGATTAAGACCTCTATCTGTCATGTCTGTCATAAACACAACATATCTATATGGTATGAACGTATGGTCATAAATCATAGGCATCTTCTCCTGTTGTCATTGTTTCTTTAAGTTCTGCTTTTTCATCTGGGTCTAGCGCAGTATGAGGTCCAATCTTTAGCGTTTCCCAGTTCATTTCTGAAACGAAAGTTTCTGCTTTTCCGTTTCTCATTTTGTCACATTTAAACTTAATACAGGGTTCTGCGTCTCCCCAATGCTGTATGCTATAAGCAGCATCTACAGCATCCAAGATTCCTTTTGAGAATCTTGCCTCTCCTTTCTCATTAGTCTGGAAAGCGGAGAGAACGAGAACTTTGCTCTCTTGTGCGAGAGATTTGAGACCTTTTGAGATCTCGATTTGCTCAGTCCAATCATACTGACCCGAACGATTTGGTGCGTTATGGCGTCTAACTTGGTTGAGGTAATCTACTATTACTAGACCTAAATCTGGTAACTGTGCTTGTTTTTGTCTTACTACACTTATAATTTTTGCTAGTGTAAGCGAAGGATCATAATGCACATCTACTTGTGGTAAGTCATTGAGTTTGTTTCGTGTAAGTTGATAATGAAACTTATCAAAATCACGATGACCTTTAAACTCAGTTAAAGCGTCTTGTCCATTCTCAAATCGGTTTGCCCACCAATCAGCAACTTTATCCCACTCCATTGGAGATAGGTTTCTTGTTTTGATTCTGTTGGTAGGCACACCACACTCGATGGCACAGATTCTTTGCAGAATCTGTCTTGTATCCATCTCGATTGTAAAGTACAATACAGACTTTTCTCTTTGATGAGCTGCTGCTGCCACATTACAACAAGTAAAAGATTTACCGCCACCTCGTTGTCCACCTATAACTACCAAGTCTTTGGGAGAGAATGTGTAGTCCAGGTCGTATTCTTGGTTGAGTCCAAGTGGCAAAAACTTTGCCAAATCTTCTTCATTGTCAAAAAGTTCTATAGTTTCCATACTTTCGTTATCATCATTAGTCTCTACTCGGTCTTCGACTTGTACTACAATTTCTTGTAATAAGTCAATATTTTCCCTCGCATCTCCAATGGCGATATGGTTTTCTACATAGTTTTCAATT